CCGCCTGCTGGGCGTCGGTCAGGTCCGGCGGCGCCACGATGAGGTCGCCCTCGGCGATCGGCTCGCGCGCGCGGTCGCGGCCGTGCTTGCCCGTGTGGAACGTGCCTTGCAGGCGGTGCAGCGCGGTTGGTTTCGGGCGGCGGCCAGGCATGGTCAGGCGCTTTTGAACAGTTTTGCCCGCACGGCGGCGTCCTTGGCCTCTAGCAGTTTCCGTAACGAAACGGTGCGCTCCGGGTTGCGCGGTAGCGTTGTCACAAGGGTTTGCGCCAAAAGCCCGAAGGGTTCCGAGACCTCCCGCAGTTCGGGGCGCAAATGTGCATAGCCGAAAAACTGAAGGATCGCTTCCGGTTCGATGTCCATGTCAACCGATCTCCACGCACCACTCAGAATTCGCCCGCTCGGTGGCGCGGACGAGGCCAGGGTATGCCTTGCACAGGCGGCGGATGCAGTCGCGCTCCATCGTTTGGGTGCGGTAGTCTTTGCAGCCGCCCTCGTTGTGCCAGTGCTCGTTCACCCAAAACAGATATTGCGCGGCGACAACGGCGCCGTCCTCGGTGAGGCAGCGGGCGCACAGCTCATAGTCCTCTTTCACCGGATAGGTTTCGTCGAACCGGGTGCGCCCGTCATTGACGATACCCATGCAAGAGGCGGTGACATAGGCGCGGAAGCGGAACGGCAAATAAGGATAGCAGCCGCGCGTGGCGCCATCGGTGGCAATGCCCCAAATGCGGAGGTTGGTTTGCTCGGTCACGTCAAATAGCTTGCGGAACTCGCCCAGCCAGGTCGCCTCGTCGAGGTGCACCTTCATCGATTGATGCGAGAGCATTTTGATATAGCCTTGCTCGCGCACGTCGTCGTCTATCATCACCACGCGACGAGTGGTCGAATGGTCGAGAATCCAATTGCGGGTGCGGGTGATGCCGCGCACGGCGTCGGGCACGGCGACCACGTTGCGGACACCTGCAGCACGGTAAGCAGCGGCCTCTAGGGCGGGCACATAGACCGAGCATGACGGCAGCACGGCCTGCGTCTTGACGCGCCCTGGGCGCCCCTTGGAGGGTACCACGACATGCAATGGCTGCGGCGCGCGGCGGGTCATCGGTCGAGCAACGCCAACAGGGCGGCGGCGGTGACAACGCGTTGCGTGCCCACGTCATCAAACGGCGAGCCTTTCTTGTAGCCGCCACGGCGCACTGGTGTGAGCGACAGAGCGACCTTAAGACGTTCCCACTCGTCCGCGTCGGCGCACATGACGAGGGCATACTCGCGCGGTGGTTCCAGTTGCAGCGCGGCGGGCAGGTCGGTGGCGGTGCCGGTGTGTTCTTTCAGGTCGGCACCGTCGAACCCGATGGTCGCGAGGTCGACGCCCTGGCCGTGCAGGTCGGCCAGTTCGACGCGGAGTAGCTCCTTGTTCCAGGTCGAGTTAAGCGCGGTTTGATTGTCGGCGATCGTGTAAGCCGCCTTCTGCGCTTGCGACCAGCCGCGCGCGACAACCACGGGCACGTCGACGATGCCGAGCGTTTGCGCGGCGAGCACGCGGCCGTGGCCCGCGATGATGTGCTCGGCTTCATCGATCAGGATCGGATTTGTCCAACCGAATTCTGCGATCAATCCGGCAATCTCGCCGATTTGTCGGGCGCCATGTTTCCGCGCGTTGCGCGCGTAGGGGATCAGCGCGGCGACGGCGCGGCGCTCGATCTTATCGGCCGGCCAGGGCGACGCGGCGGCGTCAGCCGTGGATTTTTCCATTTCGTCCGGCTGAAAAATCGGTTGGGGCGCGGTCTACACTGCGCTTCGGAATATGTTTCGGACACCGTATGGGGTGCGCGCGCGGGGTGGGCGTGGCCTGCGACGGGGTGGTGACGCGGTGCGATGGCGCGGCGTGTAACGTGGTCACAGCGGCGCACGGTGGGGATAGAACAGGCACAGCAACAGATCGAACATCACGATGATGATGGCGATCAAGATGACACATGCAACAACGATGTTGATCGCTTTGATGAGTGTCACACCGCCTTGACCTAATGACCTTGTGATATAAGGCACCAACAATAACTGAATTAACGCAATAGCGCCCGCAATGACCACAATGGCAATCAGCACGTTTTCGAGGAAGCCCATTGAAAAGCACATCATCGGGAGCCTCGCTTGATCGGGTTGCCGAAGCCGCCGTCATACGATGCCGTCTTGCGATCGTGGCAAGCCTTGGTCATCGATCGCAGGTTATCCCAGGCATACATCAGGCGATCGTTGCCATTGTGCGGCTCGCGGTGGTCCACCACTGCGGCGACGCCTCCGCAGCGATCGTCACACTCACAGGTCGGGTGCGTTGCTAAGTAAACGCGCCTCAACTCCTGCCAGCGCCTGCCATAGGTTCGCGACGGTGACACCCGGCCAGCCGCGCAGGCCGCCTTGCGGTCCTGCCAGGTCTGCCCGCCGATGGGTTGGTGCACAGGTCGAGCTATCGCCACGGCGTCGGCGCCCAACGGCCCTCGTGCAGGGCAGTTTCCTGGTTGTGGCGGATCGCGGTGGCGATGCGTTGGCACAAGCGCTCAGAGGCGCAGCCAACCGGGACCGCACCAACGATGTCGACCAACGGCGCGGCGGTATCAATGATCGAGGTCACCCGACCCATGCCGAGCGCGGCGCAGTCATCGGCCTTAAGCGGCACGTGGGACCGATGGCGTGGTCCGGTTTGTGGCGCGACATGGAAGGCCAAAGGCTGGCCCGTCTCGCCAAGCGCCCAGGTGATCAGGAAATGACCATGGCGGCGAAAAACAACGCCGCGTTTCAGGTTTATGACGAGGATTTCCTTCCTGTTTGGGGAGGCGGGCCGCGCCCGCGCGCACGTCACCCGCCTGTCCCCCCGTGGTCAGGTCAGGGCTTAGGGGGCGCTGATCGTGGCCACGGTAGCGAAAACCATACCCCCGGTGCCGTGCGGTTGCAATAATGTTGCGCTGTTCGCGTGGTGTTCCCCCGAGTCGCGCGAATCGGTTCGAGTCCCACCGGAATTCGCTTCCGGGAATTGGCGCAAGAATGTTGCTTGCCAGGGGGGTGCCGGAAATTGGGCACAAATGCGCCGGGTGCCGGCGCATTTCGTTTGTTGCTTCCAGAACAGGCCAGGAAGCGGGGGCGGGTGCGGCATTTCGGAAGGCTAGTCCCGCCGCTAAGGTTTTCGCGGGTGGTTCCGGGTGGTTCCGGGTGGTTCCGGGTGGCTACCGCCCCCGCCAACAGTGCAGCGAGGGCGCAATCGCACCCGCCCCAGGAACGGCCCAGGAAGGCCGTACACGGCGCGAGGTTGCCAACGGGTGTTATCGGGCGGGCGGCGGGCGCAACGCCCCCAGCGCCCACAGGGCGGCGACGGCGTAGCGTTTGGCGGTCTCCCCGTGCACGGCAAGGGCGCGGCCCATCTCCCGCCAGGTCAGATCCCGGATGACGCACAGCTCGAGCACCCGACATTCGAACCCACCGAGCGCGTCGGCGATGTGGCGCAAGCGGGCAAGCGCGCTCAGCCGTCCGGTCATGCCGCCATCAGGTGAGCCCTGCACCCGCACCGGCGAGGTCGAGCGGCGCAGTCCGATGCCGGTGTCCCAGTCGGTGCGGAACTTCTGCCCGGCTTCCCATGTGGCGGCGTCTATCGCGCCCTCCACCAGCAGCGCGTCCAATCGGGTTTCGATCCGCCAGCCAGGCCGGAAGCAATCGGCATCGATGCGCGGCGCGGCCACGTCATGGTGTTGGCGATATGCGTCGCTCGGCCCGCTCATCGCTTGCCAGTCGTGTGCCAGGCCCGACCCCAGTCCAGCTCGCGGAGCATGCGGCGCAATGCGGGCGCAGCCCACTCGCCCTCCCACCACACGTAGCACCGGGCGCCGGTGTCCGGGTGCGTCCACTCGCCGAGCGCGTCAACCTCGCGCGGCGGCGTCCGCACGAAGCCAGCGAGCTGCATCGTGTGGGCAAGTTGGTCCGGCGCCAGGTCGCGGCGGGCTTGCCGATCGCGCGCGGACATCATCGCCGGATCCCCACCAGGCGGCGGAGCTTCTTGCACAACCGGCAGGGGCTATGCAGCCAAGCCATCCTGGTCGGCGTCGGGCGCGGCGTCGGTGGCGGCGTCGGAATCGATAGGCGCGGCGGGTGCGACTGGCGCAGCGGCCGCGGGTCCATGGGGGCTGGGGATTTTTGCATTTCGGTATGCCTCGATCAGTTGGGCAGGTGACAGGACGCGCGGCGCGAGCGGCGTTTGATACAGCGGCGGCGCCAGCCACTCAGCCGCCAGGCGGGTCACCACGACGTGCACGCGTTCGACTTCCTCGGGCGTCGGCGGCGGGCGTTTCGGTTCGCGCTCGGGTTCCGAGGGTGGCGGCGGCGGTGCGATGGCGACGGGGCGCGGACGGTTGTCGCGCCACCACTCGGAAAGCAGCCCGCACAATTCGCCATAGGTGGGAAAGTATTTGCACTGGCGCGCGACGGCGGCCAGCGAGTCTGGCGTGAACGCCGCATCAGGGAATTCCCGCATCAGCATCGGCACGAACGCGGCCAACTTCATGTCGGCTTCTTGTCGCGAGATGCTAACCGCGGACAAGACGCCCAGCGAAACTAACCACTCGCGCACCACCCTCACGTGAGTCTGTTGTTGCGGCATCGGCGTGGTCCTCCATCATGTCGCGGGCTTCCCCATTGAACCCATTACGATCGCGCGCGGCGCGTCCCCCCCTTGGGGGGGCAGGGGGGGACTCTGCTTCTGCATCTAGCCTCT